AGGGTGGCGCACACATCTGGCACAGCGACGGTAACGGCGGTCTCTACTGCGGGAAGTGTGGTCACCGATGAAGTGCAGCAACAAGCAGGGGCACGTGTACGAGCGCGAGTCCGGCAACACCTGGAAGTGCGTGTACTGCCTGAAGCGGTACATCTTCGATGACCAGAGTAAGGGGTGGAAGTGACCGACAGCCGCGTCTCCCGTGGACGCAAGACCCAGGCTCTCTCGGCCGAGTACCTGAAGCCGGTATTCCCTGGGGCGGAGTCCCTGGCCGCCTCGCTGCCCGGTAAGGACATCAAGAACACGCCCGGCTGGGCGTGTGAGGTCAAGGCCCGGCGGGAGTTCAAGCCCACGGCATGGGCCAAGCAGATGTCCGAGCGTGACCGTGACGACGAGTGGTCCATCTGCATCATGCGACCCGACGGCTATGGGCCGGAGCGGGTCGGCAAGTGGCTGGCCTTCATGCTGTTCGAGGACATGCGGGCACTGATCGGCCACGTGCAGCGACTGGAGGACAAGATCGAGGAGTGGGAAGCCTATGCGCGAGAGGTCCAGACACTCACCCTCATTCCCGAGCTTCCCGATCGGCCCCGTCCTTGAGCACTACGGGTTCGACCCGATCGAACCTGACCGTGGCTGGCACGACTTGGCCTGTGCGTTCCACGGGGACCGGCGCGCCTCAGGGCGCGTACGGTCCGACGAGTCCGAGGAGCAGGTGTTCACGTGCCTCGCATACGACACCTGCCCTCGCGGCAACGCAGTCCAGATCGTCCACGCCCGTGAGGGCCTGGCGAACGACAGGGAGGGGTGGGAGCTTGCTGTCAAGCGAGCAGAGGAAATCACTGGAGTCAGCGGCGGACCAGTACGCGGATCATCTCGATCGCGCCATGCCGTACCTCGCAAGTCGGGGGGTGAGTCTCCGGTCAGCCTCTTCCGCAGGACTTGGCTTCGTGAGTGAGCCCGCCATCCCCGAGCACAAGGGCATGGGCGGCAGGCTTGCCATCCCGTACGTCACTCCCGCCGGGGTGATCGGGTTCGCCTTCCGGTGCGTCAGGCACCCCGGTTCGGAGGGCTGCGTGAACCACGCGAAGATCATCAGGCCGGGACTCAAGACCAGGTTCTTCAACGTGAGGGACCTCCACGAGGACACCTTGGACATCCACATCGCCGAAGGTGAGATCGACACGATCACCCTGTCCAAGGAGTGCGATCTCCCGGCGGTCGGAGTGCCCGGGGCCACCAACTGGAAGCCCTGGTGGAAGGAGGTCCTGGACGACTTCAGCCACATCTACGTCTTCTGTGACAACGACAGTGCGGGAAGCGGCCTGGGGCGCAAGCTCCAGAAGGAGCTTGGCCGACGAGTCATCCTGTTGGAGTTCGAGGAACCCGGCATGGATGTGAACAGCGCGTTCGTGAAGTACGGTCGTGACTACATCCGCAACATGATCCCTGAGGAGAGCAAGTGAACCTGGTCTACATCCTGTGGTGGGAAGACGAGAGTGGGGATTGGGACTTCGTCTCAGCGCACTCCACCCCTGAGGCCGCCAAGGAGGCCATGGTCAAGGAGGAGGGCTGGGATTCCGAGAACGCATACAGCATCACTCCGCTGGCACTGAAGGAGAGCAAGTGAGCAACAAGGAACTCTGGGCCGTCCACCTGGACTACGGGCTGAGGGAGTACGAGGCCAAGGTAGTCAACACCGTCCCGCTGGGCGGGTCCATCGGGGACGAGAAGTTCGCCTCCCGATTCCTCTGGATGATGGTTCCCGATGACGAGCGCGGCTACGACGCCAAGCGCGACATGTGGGAGGTCGACGAGGACGACCTCCCCTTCGGCTACTCCTTCCAGACGTACTACGTGGCGCGGTACGAGGTGGAGTCGTGAAGGTCAGGGTGAACGTCTACCTGGCGTCAGACTCGGTGGAGATCAACCTCAGCCCCAAGGCTGAGGAGATGTACCGCAAGGCCACCAGGGATGGCGACTGGGAGGACTTCGACGACTGGATCCGGGAAGATGTCATCGAGGCGCTGGACATCGACATCGAGTCCAGCGACGAGGTGGAGTGATGATCGAAGCCACGCTGGACTTCTCGGTGCACCCGGAAGGGTGCACCTGCTCCGTGGTCGAGATCGTCAAGGTCGAAGGTGACTCGATCACCCTCCGGCGTCACGACGTCTCGCCGTGCACGGTCCCGTGGGAGGAGCGGTGACTCGCCCCGCCTGGCATGAGACCTGGCTGGAGGTCGCCGAAACCATGGCGAACCGCTCCCTGTGTGTACGGCGCCAGGTGGGCGCCGTACTGGTCAAGGACAACTACATGGTGTCGGTCGGCTACAACGGCACTCCGCCCAAGCAGGCGGAGTGCTTCTCCGGAGGATGCCCCCGAGGAGGGCTCACAGGGCCCCTTCCCGAGGAGTACAACCACATCCAGTGCAATGCCCTGCATGCGGAGGCCAACGCCCTTCTGAGGGCCGGTTCTGTGGCTTCGGGATCTGTGCTCTACTGCACGCACCGGCCCTGCCCACAGTGCCAGAACCTGATCATGGGTGCTGGCGTGAGCGAGGTCTATTGGTTCGATCCTGCCGCCAGCGAGGATGAGTGCGGGATCCAGGGTGTCGACTGGTGGGCACCGCGAAGCGGGAGGCTGACCTGATGTGCCTGGACTGTGAGAGCGACTACGATGACGACGAGTTCGAGGACGTAGACGAGGAGGACGAGTGAAGGAGGCGTTCAAGCGCGAGCTTCTCGCCTGGATCGGCAAGGATGGCGTGCAGTATCTGGACTCCCGTGGCTACAGTGACGAGATCCTGACGGACATCTGCGCTGCTGTGCGTGTCGCCGTTCGCAAGGGCTACGTCGCAGGGTACGAGCAGGGCGAGAAGTAGGAAAGGTGGCGGCCTCCAGGGGCCGCCACCCAAGGGCCGGATAGCTCAGTGTGGAAGAGCGCCACGTAGATGGAGACTATCGCGGGTTCGAATCCCGCCCGGTCCACGCAGGTAGCCAAGCAGAAGGGGAGCACTGCAATGTCCAAGATCAAGGTGCCGATCAACTCGGCATGCGCCAAGAGTCCCAACGGAATGCACAAGTGGATCACGCGCCCCGTCCCGGGGAGCGCGAGGATCATCACGTGGTGCGAGCACTGCAACATGATGGCGAAGTGAGGTAGGCATGTCCGAGCGAATGAAGCACACGAACATCCAGGTCAGCCGGGACTCGCTGTGCGAGGTCACCAAGGGTTTCCACATCCCGACCACCATGGAGAGGGTCGAGAAGGGCGAGCACATCAAGATGCACGTCTGCCGCAACTGCGGGGGTGTCATCCGATGATGGAGCATCCCCTCGGTGGTCCGGACTGGAAGCTCATGGCGGAGCAGATCGCCGCCGTGACCGAGCTTGCCGCCGGTCTGGCCCTCGAAGTCCAGACCCTGAAGATCCAACTGGAGACGATGGCGGTCCAGCGGCCTGAGCCGCTGGCCACCTGGCAGCCACGCAACTGGAGGACCAAGTGAACTGGTACGTACACCTGGAGATGGAGTCCGGGAAGAGTACCGTGGGGCCGTTCAATCTGGAGGGCGCCCGTGGCACTGCGGAGCTGATGGTTCACAACCGCAACGCCCAGGGCTACCACATGGTGGACGTGGGAAACATGCACTGGGAGAGCGAGACACACCAGATGGACATCTGGGTCAGGGAGGGTAAGTGAGCGAGATCAAGATCGGCGACAAGGGTGTGTGGAAGAGTCACAAGGTTGTCGTCAAGGGCATTGACGGGGATGTGGTCTGGGTGAAGTTGGGCCCTGGCGACTACGTCAACATCCCGACCCCATACTTCACCCCCGCGCCGAAGACGTTCGAGTTCGGCAAGACCTATCGGCACAATGGGAACTACACTCTGCAGTTCTTCTGTGGAGGCCTGTGGGGAAGTGCTTTCAGCGGGGAGCTGAGGATGATGGCGAACATCGTCGGTCACATCCACGTCCAGCCCGCGAAGTTCAGTGACTGGGAGGAGATCTGATGGCGCGCGTCATGTGGGACACGACCGATGTGTACCGAGCGATGGTGCGGTACGAGGCTCCATGGACGATGTCGGGAGAGTCGTCCACCATCTACGGGCCGTACGACGGCCCGACGGGCAAGGGTCAGGCGAGGCGTCGCATCAAGGATCAGCACAGCGAGAAGGTGATCGAGGGCAAGGTGCAGAAGCTGGCAGCTGAGCTGATCTACGACGGTTCCGGCGAGTGGTCGGCCAAGCTGGAGTGGGTGGATGTTGATGACTGAGGATGAGATGCCCAATGAGGTCATCATGGACCGGATCCGCACTCTTCTCTGTCAGCTCGAAGTGGAGATCCAGGAAGGAATCTCCGGTGGTGTGATGGTCATTCGCGAATCTGGAGAGCTGGTGGACTGGCTTGACTGAGATCATCAACGTACTGATCTGCCGGGAGTGCCGGAGGCGGCTCCCGGACCACGACGCCCTGTGTTCGAGGTGGCTGGGGTGAGTCCTGAGAGGCAAGCCGAGCGGGACAGGTTCGACCGCCTTGCGGTCGAGTTCTGGAAGGAGTGCCGCGAAGCTCTCAAGCCCATCGAAGAGCGGTACGGGATGGAGCGCGTCGTCAGCGGCTACGAGTGCGAGGATGATGTGGAGTCATGCGGGCCCCAGTGGCCCAGGTGGCACTACCGCTCCGTGTACTCCATCGAGAACGAGATCAACAACCGGAGATGCGCGAATGAGTCCTGATGAGTGGGCCTTCAAGATCAGTGAGCTGATCAAGGAGGCGGAGGCGGACGGGTTCATGGTCTGTATTGACAACGAGTGCTGCGGCTGCTCGGGCATGAACCTCATGGTGGGCAGGTTCGACCGTGAGGAGTTCAAGTTCGAGGGCGTCAACGTCGACTGGTAGAACACAAAGAAGGCCCCCTCTTCCGAGGGGGCCTTCAGTCATTGCTAGTAGAGTGCCTTGGCGATCCACTCGGTGCCGGTGCTCACCAGGATCACGCCGTGGAAGGCGGACGCCGCGAGCACCAGGGTGGTGGCGCCGTTGACGGTCTCGGTGCCCGAGCCGTCGATGGTCACCGTGAACGCGGCGCCATCCTTGACGACCGAGTACGGGCGGCCGGGCTGCACCGCAGCGACGGCCGGGAGGTTGACCACGACCGCACCGGTCTGACCCTTGATGTACAGGTCGAAGTCGTTGTCGGTCATGGTGGTGGTGACAGCCGAGACCCGGACGGTCTCGGACGTGTTGTCGTTGCCGGACATGCTACTCCTTGAGTAGTGAGGCGCTGTCGGGATTGCCCCGCCACTTGGCGAGGAGAACCTTCACGACGGTGAGGACCACCGTCCCGACCGGTATCCACACCTCCGGAAGGTCGTTCACGTAGACGGCTGCCGCCGAAACGGCAGCCGCTACACCTGTGTACGCGACGCGCTCAAGGGCGTCGCGAAGATACGGGGAGAGCTCAGGCATGGTGTGATCGGATCCCTTCGAGGATGTCAGCCGTGGCATGGTCCAGGATGCCGCTCTCACGTACCCTGAAAAGGCTCTGGAAGCCCCGTAGACGGGCCCTTGTAGGCCCGTCCAGGTCTCCGGTCTCGGGCATGCCCATGATGCGCTGAGCATGCCTCACAGCCCCTCTGTCGGCCTCCGTGACGGGGGAGTGGATGTCGCGCTGTAGCCAGTCAGCCATGGTTGACCTTCTCCCTGATGTCGGTGACGATCTCAAGGACCTCGTCCACCTTGGCGCGCTGGGTGACCAGCTCCTCCAGGATGGCGATCCGCTCATGGAGGGCCGGGATCTGCGCACACTGGGCGCGCAGCTCTTCAAGCTGGGAAGTGAGTAAAGTCACCGTCTCCACCGCGAGGGGAGTGTTCTTCCTCCCGCCAAGGTATCCGGCGATGGCCCCGCCAAGGGCCATCGCTATGGCTGCGAGGGTCGACTGATCCATCAGTCAACCTCCGCCACGGACTGGGTGATGTTCGGCACGGAGTCGGCCACGGTCCTCATGGTCACCTGGAGGTAACCACCGAAGTTCTCCCGGTTCGGGCCGGGAGTGGTGAACATGACGAACTGGTAGTCATCGATGATGACCTGGGTTGCCGTCCCCTGGGCGAGATCCTGGAAGGTGACGGTGTCACCCCGCTGGCACATCTGCCGGATGGCGGTCAGCTCGTTGATCGCCTGGTCGTCACCTGCGACGGTGTTGCCGCTCTTGTCCTTCTCACTGTTGAAGCAGAGGAAGTTGCGGACGATCAGGCGCTGCTTCAGAGTGCCGGGCAGGGCCTTGATCTGCCAGGAGTCCAGCTGTCCGCCCACGGTCGGGTCGATGGTGTTGCGGCGCAGCGTGAAGCGCAGCGCCTCCCAGTTGCGGGGACCGCCCGGGATCGGTGTGGCGATGTCCCCGGTCCCGGGATCCAGGGTCGTGCCGTAGGTGATGTAGTTCGTGAGGCCACCGGTGTCATCAAGGACGGCGATCGTGACGTCACCACGCAGCGGGACGGGGGTGCGGACCGAGAAGTACTTGAAGAGCTTCGGCTCGATGGTGTTGAACCTGCACCGGCCGGTGTCCAGGAATCCGCTGTCGATCAGTGTGGTGTCGTGCTCGATGAACGCCTTGGCGTTCGTGCCGTAGTCGGCAGTGAACGCCACCCTTCCGGTCTGGGTGACTGCGACGTCATAGATCGGCTGGGTGTTGTTGGGGAAGTACGTCCACGTGCAGTACGGGTTGAAGGTCGAGCCTGTGTTGCTGTCACTGATCAGGGTGGACAGGTCGATGGCCATGATGCCCTTGAGGCCCTCGTGCTGGCCCACTCCGAGCGTGGCCACGTAGGCCCTGGTTCCGTAGAATGCGATCTTTCCGAACCCCGAGTCGACGGGGGTGACATCCACGGTCAGGATCTGGGGTCCGTACTGGATGCCGGAGCTGGTGAAGGTTCCGACCCGGATGCCGGAGTTCGACGTGATCACCATGTAGGTGTTCACGTACGCCTCGCAGTCGTGGATCATCTCGCCGTCCGGAAGGACGGCGGTGAGTGTCAGTCCGTTCACGACACCAAGGTTGCTGAACGTGGACTTGTAGATGTAGCCACGGGAGTCGTCGTTGGCCCCGACGTACACGGCGTCGGGGCCGTCAGTGATCGCAACAATCGTCTGGTCGACGGGGACGGAAGCGTTGGCAGCGGGCAGTGCGGTGTTCGCTGCCGCGTACGGGTCCAGCATGTACAGAGAGTTGTTCGACCCGAAGGCGATCAGGCCCCTGGCCTTCGCCATGGTGGGGAAGTTCAGGTTGGCGGGAGGCTGGTAGATGCGGGTAGCAACGGCAGATCCTTCGTCCACCCGCCAGATCCCGGAGTTCGGGACCGAGCTGAAGTCGGCCATGAACACGGTGGCGAAGTAGGTCTGCACCGAGCCGGAGACAGCCTTGAAGGTGGCGATGTCCCCGTTGATGGACTGAGTCCCGCCGGAGGTGGGGATGGTGGCGGTGGACTGGATGGTCAGGTTGCTGGCCGTGACCTTGCGCATCTCCACGGTGGCGCCACGCGCCACCCAGACACAGTCACCGAAGGCGTTGATCTGGCTGGCCATGTACGGGTAGCCACTGTTCGACCCGCCTATCGCGGTGGCCTGCTCAGTCTCCCTGAGGAGACTGAGCAGATCGGGATCCGAGAAGGGATCCACTCCGAGGCTCTTGGCGAAGCGGATGTTCTTGGCCACGCCCTGGGTGTCGGGGTCCTGGTAGACGATCCCCGCACCGCCCACGAACGAGGTCTGGGAGCGCAGCCACCACTGATTGAGGCTGTACTCGCCGGGATCCTTGAAGGCGTCGAACTGGTCCTTGCGCTGCTGGACGGGCTTCTCGATGTCCGGCCTGATGTCGCCCGCTGCCGAGAGCAGCGGGACGCCACCGATCGCGTAGTCGTACTGGGTGCTGCTCGGGACATACAGTCCCGAGCTGGCGAGCGCCCTGCCGCTGACCTTGTAGGTGATCCTCTGGATCAGGGAGTGGTAACCCACGAGGACCTCCTAGCCGAGTAGCGGGAATGCGGTGATGTTCCTGAAGTCCATCTGGGCGGTACCGCCGGTAACCCTGTGCTTCCAGGTGAGCGTGAGAGTCTCGCCCGGGTTGGCCGAGGTGGCGATGTAGGTCTGCGTGCTGGAGACAACACCCGTGTCGTTCGTGTTGAACAGGGTCCACCTCAGCGAGTTCGCATCGTTAACAGCCCGGATGGTGCCGCTGACCGAACCGACCGCCTCGACCCCGGAGAACAGCGAGAGGTTGAAGGCGTTGATGAACTGGGACACCACGCCGGACACGAAGACCTTGCCGGAGGGCGGGACCACGATCGTGGTCGACAGGGTTACCGAGGAGTTTCCGTAAGACGTGCTGCTCGTGGTGGCCGAGACTCCGGACTCCACGTATGCGGAGGGCATGGTCGTGGAGCTGACCTTGCCGGAGGCGTCCACGATGAACTGCCCGGTGGAGCCGCCCTTGACTCCCGCCGTGAAGGTGGGGTTTCCGGTCACGCTTCCGGAGTGGCTCCCGCCCGTAATGGCGGGAGCCGTCAAGGTCTTGTTGGTGAGGGTCTGGGTATCCGTGGTGCCGACGACCGAAGAGAGCCCGTTGATGCCGTGGACGCCCGTGGAGGCGCCCTCGTGGGCACGGCTGTCGTTCCCGTCCATCGCCGTCCAGGTGTGCCGGACAGGCGCCCCGGTGTTGTGGCTGGTGGCCGACGTTCCATCGTAACCACGGGTCACGGTGAACGAGAGACCTGCCACCGCAGTGACCAGGGCGACCTCCTCACTGGGAGTGCCGTAGTCCAGGGCGATGATGAAGGGAACACTGGCGGGGAAGCCGGTGGCAGCGGCCACGCCGATGACGGTGTTGGCCGAGGTGATGTTGCCGGTGAGGACCGTGGGAACGGCCGTCGCCGAGTAGTAGCGACTCTGTGCGATGGCTCGGCCCTCCTAGGCGAGGATGGTCTGATAGGACGGGAAGAGCTGGTGCAGGCGGTCGACTTCCTGGTCGAACCGCTGCTGGTACATCCTGAAGAAGTACTGGCTGGCATTGCTGGCCGCACCAGTGGGCACCAGGGGTGCGCGCTCCGTGGACTCCACGCTCTTCTGCTGGAGGCGTGCGGGCTCGACTCCCGAGAGGAGGCGGGCCACAGCTCCGTACTGGATCATGTCGATGTAACGCTCGGGGTAGCCGGTGGTCACCTCGAACGGGTCGGAGTTCAGGGTGAGCGTGCCAGGCTTCTTGATGTACATCACGCGGATGGTGCGTCCCGGGACGATCTGGTCCATGACCTCGATCGTCTTACCGGTGTTCAGTCCGGAGGCGGGATCGTTCTGGGCCTGCGGGTTGTAGCGCCAGCGCTGAGCCTGGAACTTCACCCTTGACGGGCCGATGGTGTCAGCCGTTATCTTGTAGACACCCTCGGACTCTGCGGGCATCTGGTACTCGTAGCGCGCCGCAGTCTTCGGGAACTCGAACCCGGCCATCACATACAGGTCGGGGTAGGTGGCCTGGATGGTGTCGTTGATGGCTTCGGTGATCCGCTGCCTGGGATAGTCCGGGTCCATGGTGACGATGGAGTTCAGGTCATGGAAGGCGGCCGTGGTGTTCTCGACACCACGGCCGTTGGTCCCTGCGGAGATGTTGACGGTTCCGGTCTGGCTGTTGAAAGTGTTGACCAGAAGGAGTTCGTCATCGATCTCCACCAGTCCGCGAGTGACAGCGGTTGAGGTTCCGATGTCCACGAGGAACGAAGTGTCCAGGGCTGTCATGGCCTGGGCGAGCCAAGTGATCTGCTCCTGGTTTCGGGTGTAACCCTGAAGGAGCTGCTTGATGCGGCCCTTCATGTCGCCCAGCGTGACGGCCATGGAGTCTCCTTAGAGCAGGAAGCCGTTAACGGTCACGGAGGCGCTTGAGGCGCCTCCGGTGTTGAAGTCCAGCGTGCAGCCGTTGTCCCCGCCCCACACCAGGATCTCCGTGGTGTCGGAGTCGCAGATGGTGGTGAGGGCCAGGCCGGTGATGGACAGTCGGGCGAGAGTGGACCCATTGGCGGGGGCGGCACCGGAAGTGCCGCCCGGAACCACGTAGGTCACGCGGGGGATGGCCGTGCCAGCCACGGTGTGGGAGGCGGAGAGCTGGACGTTGGCCGTGAGCCAACGTCCGCCAGGGACTGTGACAATCCCGGCGGTGGTAGCAGTGGCGGAGGCGTTGACGATGTCGGAAGCGGGAGGGGCTGCGACGATCATGTCTCTCCTAGAGGGGCTTCTCGGCCCAGATGTACTGCATGTCCCACCGGACGTCGGTGTCACCGGTGGGGGTGTTGAATACGATGCCTTCGCCCGGAAGGAACACGAAGGAGGCACCCGGAGTGGGCGACACGATCTGCCCATTCTGGGCACCGTTGCCCACGACCATGGGAATCCCGATCATCGGGTTGGTCCCGTTGGTGTTGGTCGTGGAGGGGTTGCCGGTCCGAACCTCGGCCACGGGGTTCGGGAATGCGGTGGCGAACCGGTTGATGTTGGCCGCCGTGGTCTGAGTGCCGCCCGAAGCGGCACTCGTCCTGAATGCCCTGAGGGAACTCGGGGTGGTGATGGTGTTCAGGGAGTAGCTGGAAGCCATGAACCCGAGGGCGATGGCGATCTTGCCACTGCCGACCGGATTGAACACGGACAGATGGTTGTTGGAGGTGGCGATCTCCACCTCATCCACGAGGGCGTGGAAGTAGACGCCGGTCCACGTGGGGTCGATCCCGGTGAACATCGGGATCGACTGGGTTGCCGGATCGTTGACGATGGTGATGAGCTGGGAGGACGCAGCCATGCTATGCCGCCATCATTCGAACGGTGATGGTGCCGGATCCACCGGCGCCAGTCAGGTTGACACGGGCGTAGCGAGCCGCTCGCCCGGTGGAGAAGAGTCCCTGGTTGGTTGCGGCCACGATCGTGCCCGTGGTTCCGGAGGGGACGAAGTTGCCCCCGTCGTCCGACAGCTCCAGAGTGACCGTGCCCGTCAGGGTTCCGGTCGGGAAGCAGAAGGCCGTCCAGTTGGCCCGTGCGCTGCCGCCGTCAACGGCAGCGCCAGTGATGTTCGTGCTGGCACCGTTGATCGTGGTGCCACCGAGCACGAAGCCGTTGGCGACCGAGAGCGCGTTGCCCACGAAGGCATTGGGGACCACGTCGGCGGTGTCGGTGCCATCGGTGATCTTCACCGAGGAAGCGGTGCTCGGGGTGTTCGGGGCGGTGGACACCAGGATCGGGATCAGTGGACCACGATTGAGGGTGACCGGGTCCTCGCCGTATGCGACGACTTCCATGACTGCCATTACAGACCGTCCGCTCGGTACGGGACGCCGGTGGCGTCGGAGATGCGGACTGCCTCATCGACCTTGGCCTGAGAGGTTCCGGCGGGCTGCATGCCCGCCGCAACGGCGTTGTCGTAGGAGTCCAGTTCCTTGTTCCAGGCGCGGTCTCGGGAGTAGACCGCGCCACTGTTGATGCTCAGCCCCTGGCAGCACTCGGAGTAGGAGCGGTGGTTCTGGGCGCTACAGCCAGAGCGACAGTTCGGGATGTAGCGCACGGCGTCATCGTTCCAGCGCGCCATGGCCTCCGCACTTGGCTTCACCAGGACGAGAACCGAACGCTTAGTCATCGTCACCCACGCTGTTCGTGGCGTAGATGCCCTGCTTGTGGGCGTCGTGCTTGCTGGACATGTAGCCCGTGGAGACACCTTGCGCGATGGACAGAATGTAGCCGTCCAGCCGGGCCTTCTCGTCACCCTCGATGAAGGTGGTGACCCCGCCCGGAGTGGCGGGGTTGCAGCAGGGGAGGTTGCACAGATACTGGGGGCCGTGGCGGTCCGGAGCGTGCTCCCTGCTGGGGTCGATGCTGGTTCCGTGAGCCATCACTTACCACCCTTCCGGCCCTTGGCCGAGTAGCGCGCCATGGCCTTCTTGCCGTGAGCCTTCATGCCCGCAGCCGCAGCAACGGCTGCGGGGTTCTTGGCGCCAGAGGCGGCAGCCTCGCGCTCGATCTTCTTGAAGTTCGCACCGGAGCCGAGAGGCTTGCCCGCCACGCCCTTGCCCGCCTTAGGCTTTGCCTTTGCCACGGGATCTTCCCTTCTTCGGTGCAGCCTTCTTGGCCGCCTTCTTGACCTTGCCCCCATACTCCTTGTCCCATCGAGCCGCCAACTGCGGCTCGTGGATGTGGAGATAGGAGCGCTGCTTGGCGCTCTTGTACGGCACGCTCACCTACGCAAGAACGAAGTTGGCATTGGTGATCCCGATGCCGGAGTTGATGAGGTCAGCCTTTGTGGTGTCATCCACAATCCAGGCGTATCCGCCCCGGAAGGTGTTCAGCCCCGTCGGCTGAACACTGGGCTGCGAGGGCTGGGCCGGGAGGTTCGCGGAACCGAGCTCATCCGTGTAGCTGGCGTAGCGCTCCAGGACGTAGTTCGGTCCCGGTGCCGTCTGCTTGACAGTGACCCCTCGATCCATGCGATAGCGCTCGTGGAGCACGTTCCAGGCGAACGGCGCCTCTGTGGTCGTCGGGGTGGTGAAGACCCAGAGGGCCATGGTTCCTCCCATGAGAAAGAGGCGGCCCCCGAAAGGGCCGCCTCCAGTGGTACTACGCGTTCGGACGGGCCGTCGCGCTGGTCTGCGCCAGGATCAGCGCCTCCGGGCGGTACAGGGACCAGCCCGCCACGCCGTACCAGCCGAGCGGCTGGAAGCGGGTGAGCTTGTCGACCACCGGACCACGGATGGTGTGGAACTCCTCCGCGACAGCCTCCGCAAGAGCCTGCTGACCGGTGAAGTAGGTGTTGAACACGCGGGTCTGGGTGCCACCGGCACCCGCGCCGACCTGGGCATTGATCGCACGCGGGGTCTCGATGTAGACGGCACCCTCGTACTCACCGATGTTGCCCGCCCAGATGTTCCCCGCAGCGGAGAACTCGTGGGGCTGACGCCACGAACCGGCACCGGTCTCGCGCCGCAGGTCCCGGGAGACCTGCGGGTGGATGTATGCGGTGTAGTAGGTGCCCTTGTTCGGGTGCACCTTGTTGGTCCGCAGCTGGGTCACGGCGAAGTTGGCCATGTCCGAGTTGAAGATGTTGTTCGCACCGTTGGCGATGGTGTTCAGCGCCGTCGGCTGGGTCGGCGTGGTGCCGAAACCGTAGGTGACGGCGCCGGTGCCCGGGTCGCGACGGATGGTCTGGGTGGACGCGGCGAGAACGTTCTGAACGACGAGATCGACCGAGTCGGCCAGGTTCCACGCCACCTGGTTGACGAGACCGGCGGTCACGTCGGTGAACGAGAACAGGTCGAGCTTGTTGGAGACCAGGATCGAGTTACCGTACTCCAGGAGAGTGACGGACACGGTGGTCGGGTTGCCTGCGGCAACGGCGTCGGGGTCAACCAGCTCGTTCAGCGGAGTGATCTGCTGCGCGAGGTCCTGGTAGATCTCGAAGACGACACTGGAGCCGGGCATCGCCTGCTGCACCGGTCGCTTGTCGGCGACCGTGCGGAACAGGGGCTGGGCGCGAAGGGCGAACTCAAGCGCCCGGTCGTAGGCAGTCTGAACGAGGTTCGCCATTGCTGACGTCCCCGTGAAGGCGTTCGCGATGGTACTCACATCCTTAGGGTGATGCGCAACCCTTGGGCCTTACTTCTGAAGCTTGGCGAGGGCCGCGATGAGGTCTGCGGTGGAGGTGGCCCCAGAGAGGTCGCCAGCGGCGGCCTCCATGTTGCCTGCCGTCACGGCGCCCACACCCTGCTGGTTCATCTTCTCGTACTGGGCCTGCATTTCCGGGGCCAGGGAAGCGTCAGCGTTGGCGGGCTGGGACGGAGCGACGCCAAGAGCGTCGCGGAAGTCGTTGAGCCACGAGGAGATCTTGTCGGGGTCGGGATCCCCGGAGTAGTGCTTGGCGAGCGTGCGCTTGGCACCCGCAGCCTCGATGAGGTCGGCTGCGGCGTTGCGGTTGTTCACTGCTTCGAGCTTCTCCAGTCGCTCCATGAGCTTCTGGTTGGCCTCCTTCTGCGCCTTGTAGGCGTCACGGAGGGGCTTGGGCCCGTCGGAAACGTTCTCGTCACCGATCTCGCCAGTGATGTCCCACTCGTTGCTCATTGACCTGCTCCCTTGTAAAGGTTGGATGTGAGGGCGAACACCAAAGCCAGCCGTAGGGGACGGCTGGCTCAGCTTGCTCTGCCGGACTGATACTGCGATCGGGGCCGGTTGATCCGATCGAGAGTGCACTGCCAGGATTCGAACCTGGTACCTCGCCGCTACGGGGCGCGTGGAATGCCCATCCACCACAGTGCCGGGTGGGTCGCTGGGCGCAGATCCCAGTCTTTATAGCCAACCGCATGGCCAACCCTCAGTACAATTATACCTTACCCGAAGTACTCCTGGCCAGACCCTGCCCGGCCGCACCGGCCTGGCCGAGTGCGCGGGCCCTGTTCCAGGACTGCAGTCGCTCGTACTTCGCTGCGGGGTTCTCTCCGAAGACCTGCTGGCGACCTTCGCCCGCGCCGGTGAGGCCGGTGGTCGCGGTCTCGAAGATGGCATGCTCGAACTCGTTCTGACTGGTCGTCTCCCCGTACTGCTTGGCGATCTGCTGGTACTGGGGAAGTTCCTGGGCGATCTGGGTGTACGCCTGGGCAGCCTGCTGCGAGGTGAGTCCGGCGGTCGCGTAGTCCTCCAGGTTGCTGGAGAGTTCGAGTCCCCGCTTCAGCGCCTCGGCACCGATGGATGCTGCTGCCGCCTGCTTCTGGAGCAGCGGCAGGGACTTGTTCTGGTCCAGGAAGTAGGCGGTGACGTGAGAGTCGTCCACCCCGTACATCTTCTCCAGTGCCGACTTGTAGGCGGGGTTGGCGAGAGCAGTCGCTTGGGCCGCCAGGTCCACCCGACCCTTCAGCTCCGTCGGCGAGAGGTCCTTGCCGATGAAGTCGTTGAAGTCGGACGGGGAGTCGTAGAAGCCTTCCGGCAGTCCGGCCTGCTTCATGAGCTGTCGGTAGCTGGACTCCACGCTGAGGTACTCATTGGGCGCAAGGACCGGAAGTCCTTGCGCCCTGCGCAGCTCGTTGCCCGCGAACCTCTGCTTGTACTCGGGAGTGTCCTGGAGGAGGATCCCGATCGTGTCGGCGCTGTAGCCCTTCTGGATGAAGTCGAAGATCTTCGGGGCGAGAGTGTCCAGGCCGTAGCTGCTGAAGAGGTTGTTCAGCGCCTCGAACGCGTTGCGCTGCTCCCCGTAGAGAGCGTCTCCGATAGCCATCAGCTAAGCACCCCAAACTGTTGTAGCACCTGGTGAGCTGTGCCCATGGCCGCGTCCTGTGCGTTCTGTGTCTTCTTCCAGCGCTCGTCCCCGCGAAGGTCGTTCTGGAACTGCCACAGCGGCTTCGAGGCCGCCGTGCCGGAGGGGTCGCGGTAGCTCAACGCACTCCGGATGGTCGGGTCGAACATGTTGATGTTGCCCGAGGGAATCTCCAGGATCTGGGACATCGACTGCGTGTAGGGCTGAGCGAGATCCGCAAGGGTCGAGCCTGCCCTGAGCTGCTTCTCAAGCCCCGGGAAGGCTGCGATGCTCTGCGTCATGATCTCATTCTTGTAGTCCTGCACGGTCTTCTGTCCCCGCATGATGTTCCTGATGGCATCCTGCTGCCACCAGTCCGCGTTCTGCACGCCCATCTGGTAGGCGTAGGTGTTCAGCTCCTGCTGGGCAGCTCCGGCCTTGCCACCAGCAAGGCCGGAGGATCCGAACACGATGTACTGGCCGAGGAAGTCCCTGGCCTGGTTGTCGTTGTAGCCGTCCCAGATGATCTTCGAGGCGGCTGCGTTGATCTGCTCCCAGTTCCCGGCATCCGCACCCATGTCGGCCATGAGGTCCCGGACATGGGACTGGGTGGTGTTCCAGAGCTGACCCCATGAGGCGGGGTCCTGGTACTGCATGATCGCAGCCTTGCGCTGCGTGTCGCTCCGGGTCTTGTACCACTCGGTGTTGCGGAGCTTCGCCTGGAACTTGTCGGAGGTCCAGCCCTCGCGTACGGCCTGGTCGAACAGGACCTTCAGCTCCGGGAAGGCATTGATCATCCCGGCTGTCAGGCTGTACTGCTGGGCCAGCTCCTCACTGCTCAGTGAGGGTTGCGCCGCAGGAGCCTTGGAAGGGGTCGTGACGGGCTTGGCGGAGGCCTTTGAGCCTCCGCCACTGGGGGTGGTCTTCGGAGCGACGTACGGGGCTATTACGGGCTTCTGGGCGGCAGTCTGGGCTGCCGCCTGACGCTCATGGAAAGCCCTCGTCTCCGCCTTGTCGGACTCTGCCTCGCTAGGCACTGATCACCCCCCACTGCTTCAGGATGCTGCTACCGATGGACATGGTCTTGTCCTGCGCCTGCTTGGTGGCGCGCCAGCGCGGGTCACCCCGGAGGATGTCCTGGAACTGGGTGAGCGTGCGGCCGATCGGCTGGCCCTTGTCGTCAAGGCCGTTGAGTCCCATCATGATCGTGGGATCCCTCAGCTCGATCTCGTTCGGGTTGAGCTCCAGGTTCTGCGCCATCGTCTGGATGTACGGGTTGGCGATGGCCCTGACCGTCTGGCCGCTGTCGATCTGCTTGCCGAAAGCGGGGAACGCAGACTTGGCCTGCTCGTTCACGAAGTTCTTGAAGTCCTGCTGGGTGGTCATGCCCTTGAGCATGAGCTGCGCATAGTTCTTGATGGACTGCTGCCCCAGCGAGACGCCCATATCACCGGCATACTGGCGCATGCCGGTCTCGAACATGCCAGCCTGACCGCTGAGCGTATTGTTCGTGAAGTCCACGTAGTCGGCAAGGATCTTCTTGATCGCATTGTCGTCCATGCCCATCATGGCGATCTGCTCGGCCAGTGACGGAATGACACCGTCAGGGACTGCGGCACCGATCTCGGCAGCGATGTCCCTGATCTTCTGCTTGTTGGCGTCCATGGTGAAGCCCCATGTGGCGGGGTCGGCGTTCTTCATCTCCAGGGCCTTGCGGGCCGTGTCGGAGTTGTTCTTCCAGAAGTCCGTCTCGCGAAGCTTGGCCTTGAACTTGTCGCTGGTCCAGCTTCCGGCAACCGCGTCACCGAACAGGCCCTTCAGGCTCGGGTCGCTGTTCAGGAAGCTGTACGCAAGGCCGTACTGGGCGGACAGCTCTTCGCCGGAGAGCTTCTTCTCGACCTGGGACTGAGTGCCCCAGTCGGTGTTGGCATCTCCACCACCTTCGACTCCGCTGAACCTCCTCCCGCCCATGAAGCGGGAGGAGTAGTATGAGTCGGTCATGTCCGAGACCTTGACCACGTCGCCGGTCTTCGGTGCGTGGAGGAACTTACCGCCACCGATGTAGATGCCCACGTGGTCCGGACCGCCGGTAGAGCGGTCCGTGTCGAAGAAGACCGCGTCACCGACCTGAAGGCTGTTCATGTCCACCCCGCGACCCTGGTTGATCTGGTCGTAGGTGACGCGGGGGAGACTGATGCCGAACTTGGCGAAGCCCTGCTGGATCAGGCCAGAGCAGTCGATGCCGCTGGAGAGGTTGTTGCCACCCCAGGCGTACGGAGTGCCACGGAACTGCATCAGGTAGTTGACGACGTCCTGCCCGGATACTGCCATCAATACCCCCGGCCCAGAACCTGCATCAGGTCGTTGAAGTAGGTGGTGGCGGCCTGGTATGCGCCGTACTCAGGACCCTGCTTGAGCTGCTGCTGGGCCAGCATGTTGCGGGCTTCGGCACTGACACCGCCCTGTGCGGTGCTGGAGGACTCGGAGGTGGTGTCCCCGCCGGGCTGCTGGGTGCTGGTCTGCGTGCTGGTGGTGACTCGCGGGTTGTCCCGCTCGTACTGGTTCAGCGTGCCCAGGAGTCGGCTGATCTCCTGCTGCGTGGGATCCCTGCCCAGCAGGCTCCTGGCGGCCTGCTGGGCGATGTAGTTGGCATCCTCGCGGGTAGAGATGTCCAGCGCGGTGGAGGTGTTGGTGGAGGTGGACTTGATGGGACCCTGCTTCTCGCGGTTGGCCATGTCCATCGACATGACGTCCCACGGGGTGAGGCCCTTCCCGTTCCCGTTCTGCCAGTAGGCGCCCGACTGGGCGACGTACCCCGACCATGCCTTCTGGAGCTGGGCATCGTTCATGTGCTGGACATCCGCGCCGGTGAGGGCCAGCTGGGAGCGGAACTTCTGCTTCGTGGCGTCGTCCCAGAGGTAGAACTGGTTGACTACATCGTTGTAGTTCTGGACCTTCGGGGCCCCAACGCCCTGCCTGCCACGGGCAACAGCCTTGTCCGACTCGCCAGCCAGAGCCTCAGGCCGACGGCCCATCAGGGGGGCTGTCGGCGACTCCCGCCCAAGATAGATGGGCGGGTTCTCCGGGTCGTACCACTGGGTGTTGGCCTGGGCCTTGGCGGCAGCCTGGGCGTCACGGGCCGCGATGACACCCTTGGAGTCCGTCGGAACGCCGGTCGGGGTAGGTACTGGTGTGGGTGTGCTCATGTCTCTCCTACCCCTGGTAACCCATGTCGCTGGAGAACCAGCGAGCATGGAGGTATCCGAACCTGGTGTCCTGTTCGATCAGGTCGTTGACGTGCGCAGAGAAGACCTGGCGCAGGTCCGTGTTCTGCTTGGCCGAGATGTCGTCAGAGCCGCCGGAGCGCTTGCGCCTCATCAACTCCATGTTGATCTTGTTGCGGGCTTCGAGGTAGTCACTCAGCCGGGCGATCTCGGACCTGACCCCACCGGGATTCCCCTGTGCGTCGAAGGCGCGGGCCCTCAGGCCCGGGTCGTCGGCGATCTTCTGGAAGTCCAGGGCCCTACGGTCGTAGGCTCCCTTGTCGGTGGTGCTGAACTCCTTCTCCCAGGCCTCGTTGTAGTACGGGTTCGCAGACCCGTCGGGGTTAAGTGCCTCGGACAGGACTGCAATGTTCGCATCCCGCTTGGCCTTGAGGTCCTTGGCGCCCTTCTGGTCGAAGGACTTGAGACCACGAGCGATGAGCTGGGCCTGCACGTCGGCGTTCAGTGCCGTGTACTGCTGCCAGCCGAGGGCCACCTGAGCCTTCTCCCACGCCTCCTTGGCATCCATCTTCTCCCGCTGCATGACACGGCCGCCGGTCTGGGCGGCCGTCTGCGTCTGGAGGTAGTAGGCGCCGTTGGAGTACTCTCCCTCACCTTCGGCACCCACGATCACCGCAGCGTAGCGAGGGTCGCTCATCTGGTCGGTGAGGTCCTGGTAGTACTTGCCCATCCGCCAGCCTTCGGCGGTCGGCTGGATGCCGGTGTTGTTCTTGGAGTTGGATTGGGCGAACATGTACAGGCTGTCGCCGTACTTCTGGTAGAAGGCATCCGAGGCACCCTGACCGTAGGCGGCCTGCATGTTCTTGTACTCGTCCCGGAAGAACTGGTAGGGATCCTTCTGGGAGATCGAGAACGGGAGGACAGCACCGGCGATGCTCTTGAATGCATAGAACTTGTCCGTGCGATCCTTCAGCTCGGCCCAGGTGGGCTGGGTGCTGCGCATGCCGTTCTGGTACTTGTAGTCCTCCACCTGCATCATCTTGAAGAGGGTGATCTGGTAGGTGTCGGCCTCGGGGCCGACGCCGCTGCGCTTCAGGGTGGCGGGGAGGACGAACTGGGTCCAGTCCTTCTGGGGGCCGAAGGGCAGGATACCCAGGGTCTTCATCATGTCGGCGGTCTCAGGAGCCTGGAGGGCGTAGTTGTTCGCCGCCATCTGGACCAGTGGACCGGCGGACGGAAGCCAGACCGGATCCCCCTGGAGCACGAGGTTCAGGGAGTTCATCGGGATATTCCACTTGGCGTTCTCGTCCACCCCGGCGAACTTGTTGAGCGCCTTGCCTCCGAGGTAGTCGGGGATCTGGACACCGATGAACATCTCCGACTTGGGGACCAGGCGCTTCACGCCCGTGACCGGGTCGGTCACGTACCCCTCGCTATCCAGCACGTTGCCGTCCTGGTCCGTGGCCATTCCCAGGCGGATCGGGGATCCGTACACCTGGGTGCCGTGGGCGATCGTCTGGGGCTTGTCCCTGACGATGCGGGCCCAGCGGTTCCAGGACTCCTGCTGCGCCCCGAAGAACGCGGAGAAGTACTTGAGGTTGTAGGCCAGCTTCGTCTCATGGTTCATGTTGAAGCTGAACTGCTTGACCTGCTGAAGGGCGTACTTGCGTGCGCTCGTCTCCATGGACGAGCGCACCTCATCGGTGATCCTCTCGACACCCTGACCCTTGAGAACCTCGATCTGCCTGGCGACCTGCTGCCTGTACATCTGGGCGAACAGGGGGTGGCGGAGGAGGTACTGGCTGGGCAGCTGGTTCATGATCTTGTAGAACCCACTGATTCCGGAGTCCAGCATCTTGGTCAGCTCGTCACCCGCGAAGGCCGAGCGGAGCTGGGCCGCATTGACGTCAGGCCTGTCGATCATCTTGACGACGTCCTGAAGATCCTTGGCCTTGAGGGGGCCGTTCAGGAGGGCCTCACGGGCTGCGCTCACGCCGGGGAGGTTCGGGTCCAGGAGGTGATCCACGTGGGCCTTGACGCGCCCTGCCAGCTCGTCCTCAGGGAGGAACCTCAGGTTCAGCCTGCCCATGTGCTGCTGACCCTCGGGGCTCTTGAGCCAGGAGGTCAGCTCCCCCTCGGTCTTCCCAGCCAGAACCTGCCGGGCGAGAGGGTCGTTCGCAACCTGATCATTCAGCGCCCGCAGCCAGGCATCCATGTGCTGCTTCTCGTTGCGAGTGGTGGCCGAGATCGTCGTCCAGTCCTCACCCCGCATGGTGCGCAGGTGGAAGTCCGCAGTGCGCCCGAAGATCTGAGAGGCGTTGCGCTCACCTGCGGCCAGGTCCTTGAACAGCACACCCTCAGTGCCCTCGTAGGGGCCCTGGAAGGCCCGTCCAAGGCCGGTGGGACGCTGCTCGCCGGACGATGCCCGGCGGTTGTGGATGTCTGCGATCTCCTGCTCGAACTGGCCGTAGGTGTCGCGGGCATCATCGTGAGCGGCCTGAAGGCGCTCACGCTCAGCGGGGTCGGAAGTGCGCTCCAGGCGCTTGGCCAGGAATCCGGCGCGCTGCTCGGCCTGCTCCATGCCGTTCTGTGCTGCGATCATCCGCATGCCGTCAGCCTCACGGCTGCTGTAGCGCCAGGCGCCACGGACGAAGCGAGCAGCACCCTCCGAGGTTCGGGCCATCATCATGGCCGAACCGAACCGGGCAACCTGGCCCATGAGATCGTCGGCCACTGCGCGTGGGCCATAACCCACGCGCATCAGCTGGGCGAACTTCCAGTAATGGTCGAGCAGGTCGGCAACAGCCTTGACCTGAGTTGTCTTGTCGCCCGTCCACTTCATGATGTCACCGAGTGCGCGACCGTTGTTCTTGATCGCCTTCTCCATCATGGCGAAGTCCATGACTACGTGGCTGTTCGCCATCTGGCTGGTGAGGATCGGGTGCGCCATGACCACCGAGCCATCCGAGGAGATCTCGGCAGCGTTCATGGTGTTACCGGCCTCGTTCTCCCACTGCGCTCCCGAGTAGGAGCGGGCACCGGCCTGGCTGCGTCCACGGCGCTGGGCGTATTCCTGGTAGAGGAACTTCGCCACATCCGACTCCACGCCGTGCTTCTCGGCGATCTTGCGGGTGATGTTCTCTTCCATGAGGTTGAGGTAGGCACCGCGCTCATCGGGGCGCATGTTGATGTAGGTGGAGACGATGGACCTGCGGCCAGCAGTGTCCAGGCTCTTCACTTGGCGCAGGCTGGCATCCAGTTCCCGGTAGGAGTCGGAGTCGTGGATGTCCAGGTAGTTGCTGGGCTTGATGTCCGAGTAGGCGCGGATGAGCTTGATCGGGCGGGAGTAGGTGTCGGAGAACTTCACCCTGGCGGCCACGCCGGACATGCTCGTGATCGAGTTGTAGTTCAGGGCCTGGACGGTCCCGAAGGAGTCCATGGCGTTGCTGATGAAGCGCTCCTGCGCGTTCATCCTGGTGATGTCCTCGGTCACCCTGTCAACCTGGGCCTTGAGGAGCTTTCCGGCGTCCCCCGCCTGCTCCTCCATGCTCAGGGCCGCCATGTTGGTGTTCAGCGTGGAGAGCTGGTCCTTCGCCGCCCTCAGCTGGGCGGCGGCACGGGGGTTGGTGGAGAGGAGGCGCTCACGGGCCGAGAGGTCACCCACGGAGATGCGTAGGACGTCGGCAACTTCGTTGGCATCCTTGGCCTCGGTGAGTGCGCGAGCCAGGACATCACCGTCAGCACTCTTGCTGACGGTGGGGAAGTGCTGCCGGATGACCGAAGCGGCCTGATCCCCGTACTTGTCCTTGATCTGGAGAACCGTGTTCGCCATGTTGTCGAAGGTGCCGACCTTCTCGTACGTGGGAAGATTGGACTTGCCCACCTTCGCCTCCGCGAAGGTCTCCGCCTTGCCTGTAACCAGGCGCCCCAGTGCGCGGGGAGTACTGACCTCCTTGGCGATGGGCTTCGTGATGCCGTAGGCCTTGCTGACACCAAAGGTCTTGGCGCCCAGGACGAACGGGTCCAGGTACCAGGAGACTGCGAGGTCCGCCGTGCCCGTGGCGTACTTGGCCGCACCCGAACCGAAGTAGGCCTCCTTCGCCTTCTTGCCTTCGGCGGTGCCGATCTCGGAGAGCTGGAGTCCACGATCCTTCAGCTCGTCATTGCTGAGGCCCAGCATCCAGATGGCCTGGCCGGGGGAGACGTTGTGAGCCTGGTCCCAGATGTCCCCGTAGTCGTCCTGCTCCCCGTAGCCCGTGCCGTAGATGGCACGGCGAGCGCCGAGAACGCTCGCCGACAGGATGGGAGAGACGGTGTGCGAGTAGACCCAGTACATCTTGGAGCCGACGTACTCCAGGGGCTTCAGGGCCCAGGAGATGGGCCCCTCGCCCTCACCCTTCTGCATGGCAGCCTGACGCTTCTGGTTGAGCGTGTCGAGCTGCTCCTGCGTGACGGTGGGGCTCAGCGCTGCCGGGTTCTTCGTCCAGTAGTCCTGGACCTGGCGCTTGACGCTGTCGGGGAGACTGTCGAAGTCCGTCTTGCCGGAGAGCAGGGCATCGCTGTACTCGATCTGCTGCCGCTCACCGAGCTGGATGCCACTGGCTCCAGGCAGGCCCATGCCCGCACCGGACTGATCAGTCATTACTCACCGCCGTACGCATCGAACCCGGAGTCTCGAAGACTCCGGGTCAGGCCGATCACATCGTTCCGGTTCAGTCCGGGACTCGTGTTGAGGTCAACCCCGAGGATGGGGCTCTGGCTCAGGTTGAACACGCTCATGCCCATGTCGTCGAACCACTGACCGGCGTAGGTGTAGTCGGGAACCATCAGACGATCCCCTTCACCTTGCGAACCAGGTTGCGCATGGCCCAGCTTGCGCCGGTCTGGTTGGCCATGAACTCCAGGACAGGCATGTAGGACTTGATGCGCTCAAGATCCTCCTGACGGAGATCCTTATTGATGCCCAGCGCGTTGATACCGGCTCCGGGACCTGCGGCGGCTCCATCGGTGACGGGGGTGCCGGGCTGCTGACTCGGAGCATCCAGGGGAACCACGTTGCTCGCAGCTCCCTGGAAGAGCTGCGAGAGGTCCAGGGGAGCGCCACCCGGCATGTCGGGGGAGGAGGCCATGGGGGCGTCCTGCTGGAGCTGCTTGTAGGCCTTCTGCTCGCCGTAGTCGGCATTCGAGAGCTGGGCCATCGGCTGCTTGTCGGTCCTCTGGGAGAACTTGCCCGGTCCGCTGACCGGCATGCCGGGAGTGCTCATGGCCTACCTCAGTGGTTGGGAAGGTTCGAGTTGTAGGAGCCGTCGGAACCCTCGCCACGGGTCATGCCCGTGGTCACGATGGTGGTCGAGTTCCAGTCCGGGGAGTGGGTCGCCACGATGTGGCGGCTGTCGCCCTCACTGACCGAGGACATGTGCGGGAGCTCCCAGCATGCCTCGGTCTGGCCCATGTCGGCCCACTTGCCCTGGCGGTTGTGGTCGGAGAAGATGGCGGCCTCTTCGAGGCCGCCCTCATACATCCCGGCGGTGTTCGGGCCGTGGCCGGAGGCCGCGTTGCCGTATGCCATGGTTACTTCCTCACGCTCTTGACGGGAGCCGCAGGCGCCTCGTCCTCGGTCACCGGCACCTCGACAGTGCGGGTGTTCTTCGGGGTGTGGCAGAAGCTGCACACCGGCTTGGCCCCGTCGGTGGTCAGCCATTCGGGCTGACCACCGATCACCTGGGCGTACTTGCAGTCGTGGATCATCAGATCGGAACCTGTCGTCGGGTGCGTACGTTCATCTGGGCCTGGCCGTTGGACTTCAGGGAGGCTAGGAGCTGCATCATGTCAGGAGCGCCCTGAGGAGCCCCTGAGGGACCCACTGGAGGGGCTCCCGGCGGACCCTGGGGTGGTTGCCCGGGTCCGCCCTGCGCGGCCCCGGGAGGGGCCTCTGCGGGCTTGAAGGCGGCGAGTACCGCCTCGTGCACCGGCTTGCCCTTCTCGCGCAGGTCCATCACCTTGGCCAGCTTCACGAGAAGCTCCATGGGATCCTGACCCTGGAGGATCAGGGATCCGAGGGACTGCATGGTCTGCTGCATGCCCGCCTTCATGGCGTCCTCGAACTGCTCCGTGTCGATCTGCTGCTGCATCTGGACGACGTCGATCTCCATGGGCAGCTGGCGCTGCACGAAGTCTCGCGAGACCAGCTGGTCAGACCTGAGCTGGAGGAGCGCCACGATGGCGCGGGCGGGGTCCTGTCCCGCCGCGAAGCCGTAGGTGACATCCACGGTGTGGTTGCCGCCAATGTCCTTCGCGGGGACGTAGTCCTCCTCGAAGGGTGCACCCTGCACGACGCCACGGATGGTCTTCTTCTGGTTGCCCCAGAGCTTCTCGTCCATGTCGAAGGCCATCTCGATGGCCCTGCGGAGCGCCTGGGAGATGACCTGCTGTCCGGCGGTGATGACAGTGTCGAAGCCCCCCATGAGGGCTTCGACCCCCTTGCCGGTGATGATCGAGGCGTCGATGTTGCCACTGCGCGCCTGAGGCTGGCGAGTGGCCAGCCTCAGTTCCTGCTCCAGGATCTGGGCTTCCTGCATGGCGAACTGCGGAAGGTCGACACCGACACGCTTGATCTTCTCCGGGCTGTCGGTCCGGAGGATGGCGTCCGAACCGAACACCATGTTCTGCACATCACGGGGAATGGCGAGCGGAGCACGGACCGACTTCTCCGCAGCCTCCAGGCCGAGCATCGCCATGCGACTCTTGGCCAGGTAGACCCAGATCGCATCGTCGTACGCCCCACGGATCTCCCTGTCGAAGGAGGGGCGCTTGGCGATGGAGATGGTGAGACGCCCCATGGGGTTGGGCATCTCGTCCACGAAGAGGTTCGAGTGGTCCGGCAGGTACATGTAGATGCGGGAGTCATCCGTGTACTTGGCGACCTCGATCTCCCGCTCGGCCCAGCCCTCGTCCATCACGCCGCCGTACTGGTCGGTGCGCTTGAGGTGCTTGATGAGGTGGGGGAACTTGGCCACCAGGTGGATGGCCTCCTCCCGCCAGAGCTTCGTGTAGCTGCGAAGCTCCCCGAACAGGCCGAACTCGGGGTAGACGCCCTGAGGGTGCTCGATCCGGATCACGGGGGTCTGGCGCTCGAAGTCCGGCTCGACCGAGTACACGGCCATACCGAAGGTCTCGTAGTGGTCGCAGAACTCGATCTGCTTCCCGGCCTGAAGCTGGGAAGCAAGCAGGTAGTAGTTTGCGATCTTCGTGCGCTTGGAGGAGAACTTCTTACTGCGGTCCGAGGTCTGGAGACTGTTGGTGCAGTTCACTGCGGGCATCTGCCCCATGACCTCGGACTTGTCGCGGGCGACAGCGTCGATCATGTTGGCGATGACGGGACGGGGCCATGCGTCGGGCATGGCCCCGGGGATCACGGTGTCCACCTGGCTGGAGCGGATGTCATGGACGTCACGATGACGCTGGTCCCGCTCACGCGCTGCATCCCGCAGCGCGTTCACCTTCTTGTGGATCACATCGTAGGACTGGTCCATGATGCCTCCGATCAGGCGCGGAGAGCCTTGTCGTAGGCGACGAACTGGTTGAACGTCGCGTCGTCGCCATAGGCGATCTGGTGGTCGGCCTCCGGGAAGCCCCAGAGGGCGTGCTCGGCAGAGGTGATCTGCCGGGTGAAGCCGGTCGGCCAGATGCCGAAGATCTCGTTGCCCTTGCCCTGGGCGGGGTCACCCTTGACCAGGACCAGCCCGGCAGGCTTGGCGTACACACTCACGTCATACTCCGATCGCTCGGTAGGCTCGCGGCCGGAGGTGGCGCGGAGCGGGGGAAGGCTTGGGGGCGGGAGGAGGAGGCAGGGCGCCACTGAGGCGAAGCTGGATCTCCGGGAGGATGAAGTTCCGGAACTGCGCCCTGCGGGCGTCCCCGGGGCACGCAGTGCCCCCGTCGGACCACTGGGGGAACATGGAGTGGAAGCCCATGCCCGGAGCGTCCCAGGAACTGGGAATCCTGGCCGGGATGCCGTGGGTCTGGTTCAGCCAGACTCCGAGCTGGACGAGCTTCTCGACCTGGGCATCGGTCCAGGGGTCCGTGTGGTCCAGGTTGCTCGCGGTCTCGATGGAGACCGCTCGCACGTTGGCGTACATGTTGGCATCGGCACGGGTCTGCGTGCCGATGAACTGCCCGAGATCCCCGTCGAACCCGAGACCGAAGTGCGACTCCAGGTTGGTCGAGTCCCGCCAGAACTCGTAGATGCGCTGCACCGTCCAGGGTGCAGCGATACTGTGCAGGATAAACTGTGTGGGGACGATGGCAGCCTGAGCGTCAGACTCAGGCTGCAACTCCAGCTTGCGGGCGAACGGGCACCAGGCCATCAGTGACTCCACCAGGATTGGACGCCATCGTTGATGGCGTTCTGGGCGTAGTGGTCAAGGTCGATGACCATCTGCTTGTTCGAGTCCCGCTCCGAGAGGAACGGGTTGTGCATGTGGAACTCCTGGCGCGAGGTGTCCTCGTTCAGTTCCCGGCAGCGGATCTCCGCGAACCAGAGCGCCATGACGCAGTCCGTCTTGCGCTTGGTCTTCTTGCCGGGCTCCTCGGGCTCCCAGGTGGTGAGCTGCTCGATCAGGGCGCGCACACCTTCGGCGTTCTTCTTGGGTATGCGGATGAGGTTCCGCTTCTCCTTGTAGCCCTCGAACAGCATGGACATGGAGGCCACGCCGAAGTCGGCGTCCCACTTGTTCTTGCCCGTGAAGTGCTCGGAGAGCAGGCATCCACGGGTTGACAGGAACTGCCGAATCTCGCGGGACTGGGTGATCATGAGGTTCATGGCGTTCTTCTCGATCCGCCACTCGTTCATCTTGTACTTGACCGTCCACTCCTTGATCTTGTCGAAGATCTCGTCGGGCTTGGTCGGCCTCGTCCACACGTCCAGCACCCACCGGATCCCGGTGCGCCTGTCCATCGCGATGACAACGGCAGCAGAGTTGCCAGTGACCGCCGGGTCAAACCCACCGATGATGTAGCAACCCTGCGTGCCGTTCTCACGGCCCTGGGCGGTTCCTCCGCCCATCGGGCCTGGGCTGCGTGCGTCATCGACGCAGCCCATCACAGCCTCCTGTGGGAAGATCGCATCCTCGACCACCTGAGCCTGTTGATACACCAGAGCCCAGTTCCTGGGAGACATCTGGCTCCGGCGCTTCTTGAGCGCCGGACCATCCCACATGGGATAGAGACCGTCCTCATCCTGGTCCACGAGGGACCGGCCCACAGCCGAGACGGGAGGACGGTTGGTGCGGGGCCACAGAGTCACCCAGTCCTTGGGGTCGTCCGCGTACTCCAGAACCGCAGGCTGCGAGAGATAGGTCCACGGGGAGGTGTCCTCGTTGTAGTGCTCCCCCTTCATGATCTCTCCGTACAGGTCGACGGGAGCAAGGCGCGTGCCGATCAGCAGCATCTTGGAGCCGAACTGCGAGTTGCGGTTGTAGACCTCTCGCTGCATCCAGTCCATCTGCTTGGCGTACTCGTGAGCGTTCTTGCCCGTGACCGTGTCATCGAAGATCATGAGGTCACAGCGGGACCCGTAGATTTGACCGCCCAGGCCGAGAGCCTGGACGGTCGGTGAAGCCTCACCGGAGTCACGCATCTCCGGGTTCACGTAGATGCTGTCCGCAGTCCAGGCCGAGCTGTTCGCGTTGAACCCGCCATCGGGAGCGAAGTCGATCTGGAGCTTGCGGTAGTTCGGGTTCGGGGAAGCCAGGCGGTCCTTGATCGCCCGCAGGAACCTCTTCGCCATCTCCTGGATCTGGGACACGATGATGATGCGGATGTTCGGGTCCTGGCAGATCCGGTATACCACGTAGTTCACCGTGATCGTGGTGGACTTCGCGTGCTCCGGAGGAGTGTTGATCAGGATGAAGTCGGGGTTGCCCGGGACGTAGTCCTGTGCGGGGTGAAGGTCCCGAGGGGGTCGACCCTCCAGGAGGTCGACCCACTGAAGGTGATGCGTGAACAGCTGGGTGTCCAGGTACTTCTTGCAGAAGTCTTCGAAGCTGGGCATCTCCGTGCGAGCCTCGGGCATCACACCCTGACGGGTGAGCTTGATCCGCTCATCTTTCATCCGGAAGTCCGGATCGGACTGCCTCCAGTAGTTCACTCCCTGGATGGTCATGCCGATCTCTTCGGCCGCCTTCAAGCGGCCGACTCCGGCCTGCGTCAGCTGAAGGAACGCCTGCTTCTTCTTGGGGAGCGGGAGGTCCCGTGTCGCGATGATGCTCAATCGTCCTCCTTGGACCTGAGAGTTATCCACAGCCTGTGGATAACTTGGACGGGAGGAGGATTCCCCAACAGGGGACAAGCACCAGACCCTCTTCAACGTCTTCAACCAGAAGGACGCCCCTTGAAGGGCGTCCCATCCGGGACACTCCCTCCCGTCACTCAGTGAGCAAGGTGAGCGGAGCGAACCTTGCGAACGGCTCTCCAGCACCCTTGGGGGGAGGGCCTTTAGGGGCCCTCCTCCTGAGTGATCCAGGATGCTTGGGATCCTCTTACTCTCCCCCGTCGGCGGCCCTTGGAGGGGCCGCCTCGTGTGTCCCGGAGGTGCCGGAGTGTGCTGGGATCCTGGGTGCCGTTCGGGCTCTCCTCGCCCTCACTCGCTTCGCTCGTTCGGGCTCGGGGCACAGTGAAGGTGTCCCACCTATATAACGTATGTCCCGAGCACTTTTCGGACTCAAGTCCGAGTGTGATCTGCGTCACACCAAGGTGGACCCAGCGACTGCAAGGGTCGTTCGCATCTTGACCTTCCAGAAATGTGACCCAGATCACACTCAGAACCGGGAATAGACTACGAGCGTAGTGGTTGGAAGGACACTCCATTCGGTGACATGACGAGTACGGAGAGTGGTCTATATTGCAGATTTTTGGTGGGACTCACCCACCTCAGGGCCGCGCGGATTAACAACCCCCGGGTCGCCCTCCGCACACACACGCGCACGCAGGGAATCGCACGCACACACGCACGTGACTCCACGCGCACGCACCTGAGCCTGGACCATGGACGTGAGCCTGCTCCGGAGCGCTGCATGGGTATGCACAGGAGCGCATGAGGATGCATGCATGTGCATGGAGACCAGGTGCGCAGGCATGGGTGTGCATGGGGCTGCGAGGCGTGAGGGTTAGCGTCAATGTGACGATAAGGGGCGGACAGTACCGTAGCCACCCCATACTCCTTACACCTGCGTAATACCCAAAGGCCAGCCAGGCCCCTTACGCACCCTCCATGCACGCGCGTACGCGCGTGCTCAGCACTCCATTCCAGAGTGCTTGTACCAGGGTTTGTACCAGGTAAGATAACGCCTTGATAACGGAAGCAGGCGGGCCCTTGACGGCCTGCCTGTCGTAGCGCTGGACTGTGCCCAAGCCGAACGAAGGAGCCCGACATGAACGAGAAGTGCGACACCGCTGGCTGCGGGCGGTACGCCCGCAAGGCCAGCGAGAGTGGCAGGAGCGTGCGCTGCGCGATGCACGCCACCTCGATCCACACGGTCGAGGTGAAGCCGGACTTCACCCCCGCCCCCTCGTTCGATGAGATCTGCGGTGTGGCCGTGGAGGATGGCGTCACCCTCGCCCCGCCCATCCCGTGCGAGGGTGAGGACTTTGAGGGTGAGTGCCCCTGCGCATCCTGCACGGCCGACAGGGCCCGCTGGACCGCCTTCCACGCGGCACCCCTTCAGGAGGTGCCGCGCATCCCCTACGGCGTGCGCCACTGCCCCTGTGGGGGGTACATCAAGGCCAGCAGTGCCCGGTGCTCCCACTGCTCCGCGCGGGAGGCGTGACCGTGACCGACCCCAACGTCCGCAACGTCCTGTTCGACCCCCGCTGCGGGTGGGTGCTGATCTCGGGCGGTGTATACCTGGGCACCACCAGGATCCTCAGCAGAAGTCAGGCCATGGGGGAGCTCTCCATCCGTGAGGTCAGGTACGGCCTCCGCGAGAAGGGCGTGCGCACCCGGAACTGGGAAGACACCCGCCAGGCCATGAACCACTCCTACGGCGAGTACGAACGCGCGGTCGACTTCTACCGGGCCCTCCCCCGTTACTCCTGAACGAAGCCCCCGCTCCGGCGGGGGCTTCTTCTTGCCCGTCTGGTTCAACGTTCAACCTCTCATCCATCAAGGTATCCGCCGTTATCACCCCGTGACCTATCCGTGTCCTTGCCGTGCTCGATCCGGGCTTCCGGACCCCGTAATGTTCTGGGTGTCGGGAAGAGCGGGGCGAGCAAGAGGCCCCAGGAAGCCCTACAAGGCCCCTGGAACGAGCGATCTCAGATCACTTGGGCAAGGGGACTGGACAACCGGGAAGAGGCCCTCTAGGGTCTCAACCACAAGCAGTAGCCCGGAGGTAACGCTCCCCGAAAGGGAGGCTGCCCGAAGGAAGCTCCGTACCTTGAGAACTCCATAGCGTGCCTGATGCCAGCGAATGAAGCGGCCCGAGAGGTGCTGGAAGAGTGGGCAACCGCTCTTCGGTCCGCATGGACCCTAGCCACCCCGCATCCTCTTCGCTGGTATCCAATCTCCCAAAGGGTCGCGCGGGGGCGTTTTGCCCGGCCCGGGGCGGGGGGGGGGTCGC